TAATTTAGTAAAGTTTAAGAAAGAATCTGTCTCATCACCCTCTCTTATTGTCAATCCACCTGAGTCTACAGATACAGAGTTTTTAGGGCTATGTATTTCTGTAGACAGTCCAAGACTTTGACCATCTGGATTTATACCTATTAAAAATTCAGCAAGACCAGCATCATCTGAATCAGCTCTTGCCCAACCTATGAGGGTTGTATTATGATCTGAAACTGCATCAAAACCATTCTGTAACACTATTTGAAATTGTGTTTCAGATACATCAGGGTCAAAATATATATTAAATGTCGTTGAAGCAGGATTATTAGGATCAAAAAGTGTGCCTAAAGTTAAAGTATGGTCAGCTATAGCAAATTTTTCACCATTATCGAATAATAGTATACCAGCAGTCACGTCAATTCTATCATGTTTATGTTCAGAATCTTGTGGTGCAAATGTCACTGTATTATTTGAACCATCATCTGGAAAACTGAAATTAAATGTTCCTCTTGCTATTCTAGTTCCTTCTGTACCCGCCTCATTACTAACATTAGATACAGTTATCTTTGGCACCTTGCCACCAACAGCTGCATCTTTACCTACTACTTCTACTCTTGTACTATGTCCTAAACCTGCTCCTTGTCTGAACTCAAGTTTAGTAACTAACATATTACTGGTTACACTTTCAGTTGGATTTGATACATATATCATATCTCCTGCTCTTACAGGTACAAAGAATCTTGCTGTGGTAGAGCCAGAGAATGTCCCAGCACTTCCAGAAGTATCAGATATTCCTGTAGTAGTAATAGAACTACTTGAAGTGTTTGAGGCATAGCTAAAGTCTTCTATATTGCCTGATGAATCTAATGTACCAATTGTCATACCTTTTTCAAACCCAAAAGACTCTGGATTAATTGACATATTACAAACAGTGCTACTACTGCTAGTTGGTGTTACATCTTTAAAGAAATATGGCATCCTTGGAAAAGCAAAACTTCCCCTTAAGATATCTGTTCCACTTGCTCCTGATCTAGAAAGTTTACCAGCTATCTTTTTTCTGATGTTATCTACATCAGTTTCTAATCCATATTTAGTTCTAAAAGTTCTTTTTACACCTAATTGTTCTCTAGGTCTACCTGTGCTAGGGGTAAATAAACAAGTTGTATTACTTGAAGCTCCTTTTAACATAACCTGTGTAGTGCCTGAAGGAAAAGAAGTGCTTAAATCAGAAATTAATAAATACCCACTTCCACTTGTTTTACTTTGATATTGAACTGTTGCTACGTTAGTGGCAGTTACGGTTGAGCCATCTGAACTTAATAAATTTAAACTCTCCGCAGCTGAGGTACCAGCAACTTTTGTTCTATCTATTTCGTTTGAAAATTCTTTTTCTGACCATGTAAACGTATCACTTATACTTGAAACATTGATAACTTCAAAGTTTTTAGTAAATTCACCCTCTTTATTTTTAATTCCATCTAAAGTACAGTCTGTAAATATTTCATTTTTAGGGCGTTCAAAATCAAAATCATCTAACATTGCCACTTTCTGCCCTGTTTCAGCAAAAGTTCCTGTTGTAGGAAACTCAACTGTTAAACCAAAACTTGATACATTTGAATTTGGTCTTGTTCCTCTTGGAAAGTAATTTAAATGTGGTGATGGTGGGGTTGTTGTATCTGCTCCACTATTATCTACAGATTGGAAGTTATGGTCAATATAGTAATCATATCCAAAGTTATCTGCAATAGTTGTGCTTGTACTATCATTAGGATCTTCTTGAGCTAATTCTGCAATCATACCTAATATATTAGAGTTAGATTTTTTTGAATCTATGCCTCCAACATAATTAGTAGGGTAAGTTCTTAAAGAATCATTGAATCTATTAGAATCTGATGTATCTACTTTATTAGATAGTCCTAATGCGGCAGGTGTATTAAATGCAGCATTACCAATAAGAGATGTTTTAATTACATCTGATCTTTTTGTACTACCACCTGTTATAGAAAATTCATTTAAATCTTTGGTATATACACCTCTTAACATTTCCAGCTCATCTTTTACTCTAAGATTTACTGTATGTCCTTGCATTTTATTAAAATCATTTTCAATATCATATATTCGCCCTGCTAGTAATATAATTTTTGTTTCAGGATCTCTTAAATATACTCTTTGTAAATCTGCAAATACAGCACTTGCCGTGCCATCATCTTCAGAAGCTGTTAAAATATTTAGTGGACCAGTTTTCTTATCTAGTGTTCCTGAGAAAGGGTTAGGGACTGGATTCAGTAAAGTAATATATGCCTCTGCAGGATTACCTAATTCATGGGTAAATTCAACATAGTTAAGAGCATTTCCAGATTGTGCTGTTTCTGCTCTCTTCCATTGATCTGTAATATTGTGGTTAGGATTATCTCCTGTCCAGTAATAAAGCTCTGCTAATTTTGCCATCTTTTCTCCTAGTCAAACACATGATTTGCAGTTTTTGCTACGAATTGTAATGCAAATTGATATCTATCTTCAAATCCCGGCACTAATGTAAAGTTACAACTTTGTACAGCACATTCATAAATAGATCCACCAGTTGAGAAACCATTAGCTGAACTACCAATACCTACACTAGGATCACCTATCTGTACTTGTACGAGTTTATCTGAAGAATATAATTCCTCACATATGAATTGTTCTAAATAGTTTTTATATGGTATAAAATAAGTCTGACTGCTAGATCCATCATTGTAACTAAAACTAGCCATTCCTCTTACTTCAGCTGTATCTGATGTATTTGTAGTATCTCCACCTACAGTATCAACTAATCCAGCACAAGAAATTGTAGGTCTAATAGTACCTAAGTCAATTAACTGTGGCGTGGTTGTAGGAATAGGAACCTGAATAGGTGTTCTACCTAATTGAATACTAATATTATCACATTTCAAAGCTAATCTTTTTGTAGCTGCTGCATGTGTTCCGTTTCTTAATAATATTGATAGTGTTCCTTCTGCCATGATTCTCCTTATTTTCCGTTAGTCATAAATCCTGCTGACACTAAGGATCCAAAGTTATTAAACATACCACCTTCTTGTCCAAATTTAAAGTTAACATTACCACCAGTTTTCATCGTATCCATGAATAAAGCCTGAATCATGTTCTGTATTTCACCTTGAGAATATCCTTCTTGCAATAATCCTCTAGTTTCACCTGAATGTACAGTTCTAGCATCTATACCATATCTATTTTTCATTTGTGCATTTGCGTCATCAGTAAATTCCATATTTCTAATCATTCTAGATAAGGACATTGCAGTTCCTATTTCGTCTCTAGTAGCTCCATAACCTTCTATTTGGTTTCTTAATGCGGCTTCTTGAACATCACTCATGTTACCGTCTATACCCGGAATAAAATCTAATAATTTTTCTACTCCTAATTGCATCCTTCCAAATACTTCTTTCACTAATAAACCAATATATTCAAAAGCATTTCCTAAATCGTGGAATCCACCAATTACATTTCCAACTAGAACACCTACTTTATCAAAACCCGGTATTATCATATCAAAAAGAACTTCATATAGAAATTTAAGTGAATTTGTAACTAAACTAGAATATCTTTCAATTCTTGCTCCAAAATCTTCAAAACCCATTCCAGCGAATACATCATTTAAGAATTCAGGTATTCCGTCTAAGAAACCAAATATAAATTCTCTTAATCTTTCTAAAAATGGTCCTTTTCCACCAGTTAAGTTTTTAAATGCTTCTTGAATTCTAGGAACCCATTTTTCTGCTAGTTGTTGAGAATACTTTTGAATTTTAGGAATGAATGATCCTGCTTTTTTAGCTAAAGGTACAAACAATGGGACTATGAATGGAGCTATAAATGCATCCACCATTGCACCAATTATCTGTAATATTGATCCTATAACACCAGTAAATACCTGTGATTGTTTTAGTAGTGAACCTACTCCAAAGTTAATACCTAAAAATGCTTTATTTTTAGCCAGAGTTTTAAAGAAACCGCCATTAGGACTAGCAATATCTTTCTTAATGCCCATTAAGGTTTTACCAAGAAATCCTGAAGCTCCGAATGTAGCTATGTTTCCACCAATAGCTCCTGCTCTTAACGCAGTTCTACCCGGACTTGCAGCCGCAGTTGCAGCAGCCCTTCTAATTCTGCCGAGTCTACCGGCACCTCTTTCCATGGTCATAGGTTACATTCCTCCATAATAGGCTGCCATTCCTGAATAAGCAGCATCAACATTTACGTTTTTTTCTTTCTCAACTTCGAGCATAGAAGCCGCAAGTGTTGTTACCATCATAACTTGTGGTAAACTTAACTCTTGGATAAAATCCCAAGGTATGCCTAGTTGAAGCAATCTGATCGTGAGAGACCAATAACCTAAAATTACTTTTTCCTCACTTTGTAGATCAGAATCATGCCCCTTCAAAAAGGCATCTACGCTTTTTTTAATTCATCAGTATCTAATTCATCAACTTTTGGCACTAAATTTTCTAGTGCTTTACCTAATCTAGAATCAATAGATACTAGAAAAGCCTCATTTGTTGGTCCCCATGGAGCTTTTACTATATATTCTTTTAGATATGCTTTAACATAAGCATCTCCATCAAAACTTGTGACTCCATTTTTACCTATAACAACTGAATTAGACAGAAGTTGATTCTGTTTACTCCAGCTTAAAGGTTTTACAGTCACTTCAAAGCTATCTCCTGTTTCAGGGATATCAACTGTTACTTCACTAGGATCAGATTTGATTTGATATTTCGCTAAATCGAAACCCATATGTCCTCCTTATCTTTACTTTATTTATTATGCATAAGATGGAGTAGAATCTAGAACAGTAATTTTCAAATCTCTGAAAATCATATCTACATCTACTTGCATCGCAGATCCATCTCCTGTAATATTGTGTGGAGCACCTGTTATAAATGCTCCTTGATTGTTTATACCAGTTCCTGCAGAGCCATCTCCCGGAATATCAATAGTTATTGAGTCGTTAGTGCCTCTTGTAAACACCACTTGTACCGCGAAACCTTTAGCTCCAGCTGCATCACCGTAGTTACCTTCAAGAAGTAACTGCTTAAATATTTCTAATGCCCCTGTAGCACCAGTAAATGTGTTTACTGATGCAGAAGTTGTATCTGGTAGAGCTAATGTACAGCTCATAGTATATGCTTTTCTTCCTTCTCTAATTTCATTCGGTCCTCTGTTTCTACCATATCTACCTGAGATATAGTATCTAGGTTCTGTTTGGTTAGAGATACTAATATTAAAACTTCTTATTCTAGCAATTTCTTGCCCAAACAATGAAATAGATCCTTGTGAAAAATAATATGGATTATTTGAAGGGAAACTTATATCACTAGATGTAATACTATTCATTATAGAATATCTAGGCATACCAGCATCTTCTGAACCACCACCATCAGCGTATATATTATTAGCTACAGTAGCTTGATCAGCTTGGTTATGTGCCATACCTAAGAAGTTTATAGTATCCCATCCAAAAGCTAATAGCCCACCTTCGTCTGCAGATATAGTAGCTGAGTCTACCATTCCTCCAAAGAATCTTCTATTGAAGTCATTTGCTACAGTTTCACTACTATCTCTCATATGCACATGCATAGAGATTGTGTCCAAGTCATTTGTAGGAGTAATAGTATGTGTAAAGTACCCTGTAGGTGAAGCTCCACCTGAAACTTCATGAACTTGGGTATCATCTGCATGATCAAATCTCAATGGTTTATCTAATCTAAATATATCAGTTCCGGGCTCTGCAATTATTTGCCTAACTTCTGAAGTATCTGTGCCTCCAGAAGCATCTGTAATTTGAATATAATCATTTACTGCTAAGTTACCTACATCACTTCCATCACAATCGATAAAGATGTCGCCTTTTTTAACAGCTCCATCTAGTAAAATAGTATCAGATGCTACAGACGATGGTATAGTTGTCATTTTACCTATTGGAAATCTTAAAGGATTTGCGTTAAGTAAAACCATATCTGATATACCCCCTGAAAATGTTTGCTGTCCAGCATAAAATTCAGCAGCTTGTCTCTTTGCAGTAGTACCTAAGAAGTATCTAGGTTCAATAGTAGGTGCCATATCAGGTACACTAACTGATTCATACACTCCCGGTACGTCTGTAATATAACTTACAGATCCTGTACTAGCTGTAGATTCTATATTTATTATAATTTCGTTATTTGCATGAAAAAAAGCTGTTGGTCTATCTAAATATATTATACCTGCAGTAGTTCCTGTAAAGTGAACCACTCTTCTTATTTCATATTCATTGACTGTAGATGTGTCCGCATCACTGCTGGACTCACTACTTCCTGCATTTACATTACCAATTCTAATAAAATCCCCTACATATAGAGTGTTACTTCCATTATCGTAGGTGATTTGTGTGCTTCCTGCAGGTAAATCATTACTGTCGTTGATTAACCCATTAAAACCACCCGTATGACGAGTACCTGAATTTAACTCAGGATCTCCTCCTTGGGCAGCTTCAGCCGCAAATGTCACTTGTGATTGATCACTTCGTAGTATAGCCATATTGTTCTCCTTATATTATTATACTAAATTTTACGAACTTTCCAACAGAATAGCACTATTTACTAGCTCTATATCTATAGTTGCACTCCAAACATTTACATTTTCATCCATATCTTCTCTAAAGTTTTGAAATGTAATCCTTTGAAAGTTAGTTAAACTATGTCTTCTGACATGGCAAATTCTTCTTATTTCTTTCATTAAGTTATATAATCTCTGTCTACTATTATTTGTATAGACCTCTAAATCAACTTCATATATTCTATCAGCATATTTATAGTTACCTATTGGAATTTCTTGTTGAGTTCCCGGTCTAGCAATAATATAATCACCTTTATTTAGATCATATCTTATTTGTTCATTAGCACCAGTAACTACGATGTAATTAGGCTCAGTTACATTACTTGAATTCCACTGAGAATTTAATTCATCAATAAATTCTTTAGCTGCCATTGGTTCATTAGACATTAAAATACCTCAAATGATCGGAGAGAATCTAGAAGCTCTGCTGTTTCTGCAGTATAAGCATCAATTT